AATTTATGCTCAACTTTTGTGTATCCTTCCTCATACTTAAAAATATTTGGTACCATACCATGATTACCTGTTAATATTTTAGTTTGAGTTGTAGTAAAAAACTTATTCTTTTTTGAATATAAGTCCTCAAAGGTTGAATGCATAAATTTGTGTTTGAAGACGTGTGAATTTTTTATAAAAACATAAAGACTTACAGCTCTTACAAAAGGATTTCTTACTATACTGAATACCCATTTATTTTGTATGTATTTTTCCCAATAACTGTAAGGATAGTGCTGAGCCTCTCGCCAATCAACTCCGGTAATTTTATCACTAAACATATCTTCAGGCATATATTTGGCATCAGAGCAATTTAGCTTTATGCTTTTCTTTATGCTCATTCCACCTGTCTTTGGAACGTGTATGAATGCTATGTCTTTTGTATAAATCATTTTCTATCATTATATATCTTGCCAGTCTCCATCAGTTATGTCTTCAGCACTGGCTCTTCTTCCGCAGACAGGACAAAATTCTGGCTTAGTGCCATTATCTAAAAGTACAATACTTAACGTATCACACTCTTCGCATTCTATTCTATACTCGTTCTCCATTAAAAGTCAATCTCACAGGCACCACCTGCACAGGCTGCAGCCCCAAGTGTATCAACATCTACGTATGTCTTTTCTGTAAGATCTGTCTTCCAATCTACTGGTTGAAGGTTCTGTTGTATCTTATTCCATTTATGAAGTAAATAAGAATCTTTCAAACAGTATTCTGTTTTCTTAAGATCGCCTTCAAAATAGTTATGAGCAAAGTTTGAGAATCGTCTGACCCAATCTTGTTTTGCTGAGTTTTCAGAAGATTCAAGTGTAAGATCCTCGCCCATACCTTGCGCTGTAGAGCAAGCGATCCATAGGTTTGTAAATACTTTGAGTGCGTCGACAACCATACCTGAAGCGAATATAGCACCTTCACCGTACTTATCGACCATATCTTCGGCTGTAATTACGGCTGTGTTTGGTGCCTGATTGTAGTCTTTATCGCCAGATGGCGCAAGGAAAGAGATACCTGAGAAAGAATAGCGATTCTCAAACACGTATTTCTCTACATCATCCCAGTCGTCGACAATAATTGTGTTTGAAACGTTATGACGAATACCTTCGTCTGCACATAACTCCTCATTTGTGCCTTCGACAACCCAATACTTCTGAGCCTTTTTGACGAGGTCCAGGTGTTTTACACCGTACAGGTTATCTTTGAAATAAGAGCCTTGATGAGGAATGATCGGAAAAGAAATTACAACGTCAGTACCTGATGCTGACCATACTGATTCTTCAACCATATAAGGATTCGATTTAATAATAGCCTGAGTAATTTCAGACTCTTTATTCATTTGAATGTTTCTTATGTATTGTGAAGAATGTTCTGCATGTATACCAGAAGCGGTTCGTAGCAGAACTGATGCATTACCACTTGGCTTAACGCAAGTAGTACGAGCAGCAGGATTAATGCCAATAATGGCTGCAACTTCCCTGTTGACCTTCTTAACAATGTTTGCTCCTTTTTTAAGGATCTTCGTATCGAAAAGAATATCGGGGTTATTCATCCATCCTGTAATTGAAACACCAAGCAATGCTTCGCGATCGAAGATCTTTTTAGATACAGGACTTAGAAATTTAAAGTCCGTGTATCCCGCTTGTAATGTACCAAGAATGGCACCAGCACGACACGCTTGATAGAAATCGTCTTCAGTGGTACACATACCACCGTTAATTTCTGTTAGGTTACAGCCTTGCCAGCCAGACTCGCCTTCGTACTGAGGATACATTCCAATCTCAACACAAGGATTTGTTGTATGTTCTTTAGAAGTTGTAAAGTAAAAACCTGGTTCGCCAAATGATTTAACAGAATCCATAATCTTTGCGAACATTTCAGGTGTAGCTTCGTCTCGTACAATGACAGCTGAGTTATTTGAACGACCACGCTGTGGGTTATCCATAAACCAGTTACCTGTCTTTGCGTTCATCATTTCATCGTCTTCTGGAGAAAAGAGACAGATTGTTGCGGAACGACGTACACCGCCAGATAAAACAGCGTCAGCTGCATGCATACAGATATCATACACTGTAATAGGACGAAGAGAAACCGGTTCCTTTGCGTCCATTACCATACCTTGTAACATGTGCTCAATCTTATCTAAAGACTTACGTAAACCTTCTGGACCAGGCGCTTTGAATCCACCAGAGATTTTAGCACCTTTTGGTCTGATCTGAGACAAATCAAAGAATACACGACGACCTTCGTAATCTGGATATTTACCACCACCTACCATGTACGAAGCCATCAAAACGTCAAGTGCAGAAGCCCAACCTTCTATTGAATCCTCTACAATATAACCTTTTGCTTGTTTTGTGCGCAACTGAATCTTTGGGAGTTTAGCGATATGATGTTCTTGTACAGAAAAGCCTGCACCAGCTCCGCATAATAAAATATAGAAAAACTCGCCAAAGAAAGCGGGACGATCGGCATAAGACGACGTACAGTTATACATACGCATCTGATGTTTCATCAATTGTTCTCCGCCAAACTGTAAAGCGCGTTGAGCTCCAAGCACCCGTTGTTCCTTGTAAGCGGTGCGAGCTTCTTCTAAATATGAATTTAATTCTTCTGTTTTGTCTGAATAGTTATTTTCGTGCATTGATATTACACGATCGACAGCTTCATCCCAGCTCTCGTATGAGCCATCGTTTTCTTTAAATCTCGAATAGCCTTCGTAGAATTTCGTTTGGGACAAAAAGTCTCTCGTATCCGCGAATCGATTTGATTGCATCAGCTGATTCCTTTATGTGGTGATTTATTTTATATGTAGTATTATATATCATGGGGCTGTTTTTGTAAACAGCCCCTGGACACTTTTTCAGAAAAAAATATTTTTTTTATTTTAAATAATCATCGTCTTCAAAATGCTGTTCAAGCATTTCGATACGATCAGTGGCCGCGGCCATTTTGTCAAGTTCCTCTTGAATAGCCTCTACAATATCGCTATGTTCGCCAATACCTACACTTTGATTCATATAAACCATAATGTTTGTTTTAGCTCTTTCAAGCTCTCCTTCAGCATGCATCCTTGCTGCTTTGATCAGTTGTTCCTTCATGATATTTTCTCCAATATTCCATACGCTCATTAAAACTTGCACGACGAGCACCGTGTTCTTTTATTACTCTAACGTAATGTTCAATTTCACTTTCGCCTGGCTTTTTCAATTGCTCTACTCCCAAACCAAAAAGATATAATAGCAGCAAAAATTGCTTTTGTATCTTCATCCCATAATAACTGTATTGCTTCAGCAAAATTTGTACCTGTTTCGATAGCATTAAGTAATAATGTTATCTCAATTGTACAAAATAAGCCAAAAAACGCATAGGTAATCACAGGTCTGACAGACTTCTGGAGACCCGCTATAATTCCTGTACCTTTGTTTATACTTATATCGTGCTGAATTAGACGTTCATGCTCTTTACCAGCTGCCTGCTGTTCATATAGTTTCATATCAAAATCCATGCCTTCCTTTTTAAGTTCGGCCATGAGTTTCATTTTGTCTAATTCAAGTTTACGATCTTCTTTTGCAGCAAAATGATCTGTAATCGCTGGCACTGCAGATCCAGCAAATCCTAATAACGATCCTAAAATTGATAACATCTTTTACACCAATTCAAAATAACTAAAACGGAATGAAGCAACGAACGTAATAAATTCTGTTCCGCTTGCAGTTGATTCAAAGTTTATATCACCGAGTGCTACAGGTAAAGCATCGATATATCTCACTTGTTTTGTTTGATTATTATGGCTTGAAAGAATTGATAAGGTTATATCAGCATTCGTAGGAATGTCTGATCCTTTTTCTAAAAACTTTTGATTACCCATGTTTGTTCTTTGATTTCTACGAATCCATTCATACATTTCATTATAGCTCTTTAAATCCTCATCAAGAAGAATAGTAGCTGATAATTCATTAATTGTAAGTGATTCTCCTGGAAACGGAATAGATTGCATACGCCTGACAGGCATTTCCGCGGCAGGCATAATCAATCCAGGATGAGTAATCTGTTGAGCGAAGAACTCAAGATTTGGAAAGTTTTTACGATCAACTACGAGTTTAAAACTGGTAGGTTGAAGATAGTTAAAATTCTCTGTAAGTGCCATGTAACTATTTATACAAGTTTAGATAAAAAAAGAGGCGGCCGAAGCCGCCTCTCTGAGTATTTGTATACCTTATGCGCCGAGGATGTTATCCACGCGGAAGATACGGTAGTATTGATTTGTCTTTGCAGAGGCAAGACCGTTTGATGGTGATGAACCAACGAATGGATTTGAGACCATGCCATAGCGAGTCTTGAATCCAATCTTTGGCTGGAATGTGTCCTCACCAACTGCACGTACCATTGTGAGCGGTACGTATGGGCAATAGAAGAGACCAGCGTCGTATGGGTTTGTGCCCTTATAACCGACGTTGATATAATCGCCTGATGAGTATGGGTCAATGTAAACACGCATACGACCGTTGAGTACACCAGCGAAGGTATTACCTGTGTCGTCTACGTTAAGGTTTGTTGACATTGCAGGTGTGTAGTCCATCATGCCTGAAGCTGCAAGAGCAGAAGCTACGTCAGAAGAACAGACCATGAAGTTGCCTTTTCCTCTCCGTGTTTCTTTTGCGATTGTGTTCGCTTCGCGCTCGATCTGAAGGATCAGACCTTTGAACTTCTCAACTGACCAACGACCATCGGCATCTGTCTGAATGTTGAAGATACCATTGATTGCTGTGTTAGTTGTACCAGCACCTGTTTTAGCTTGTGAGTTAATTGTACGAACAACTTCACGGTTGATTTCAGCCATGATTTCCGTTGACAGAATGTTTGCCAGCTCTGTCTCAGCATCTAGACCATGAATTGCTTTCAGGTCTTGTGCCAGTTCCAGAGTGTATTCTGCTTTCAGAGCACGTGACTTCGCAGTCACTGTGGCTTTTTCAATTGTGAAGCCCATTTCAGCAAACTGAGGCTGACCTGAACCACCCAATGCTTCAGCTTCTGCTGTATCATGTGGGTCAATTGTTGAACGTGGATCACCACGTGAATCGTCAATTGTTGAGTCTGAGTTAGTATCAGTAAGACCTGACAGACCAGATGGATCAGTTGACTGTGAGCTTGTTGATGAATCACCTGAGTAGTTGGCAATTGCTTCATCAAACAGTGCTTCGTCACCGTTACCTGCGCCGTCTTTAGTTGTCTGATAGCGTGACTTCATCGCAAAGATGAGGCCTGTTGGACCAGTCATTGGCTGCACGCCGCAGATGTCGTATGCCATCAAGTTTGGCATTGCACGACGTACGAGTGCGATCAATACTGGGTTCCAGTTAGCGGTTGTACCTGAAGTAACTGTTGTTGTATCAGATGTTTCAGTCAACATGCCTTCTTCGCGAAGTGCCTGTTCCTGGTTTTCCAACACAGCAGCCGTTACTGCCTTACGATGCTGATCTTGAATTGCGCCTGCTGATTCTTCGTTCAGTACAGGTGCCCATTTCTCCATCAACTTGTCATATGAGACTGTGTTTTGAATCATTTTGGACTCCCAAATTATTTCTTAGTTCTTTGGATTGCAGAAAGGTACTGAGCCATTGTATCAGAAGCTACAGCTGGAACATCGTCGTCATTTGTATCTTCTTCAATGTCAGCAGACTCAGCGGATTTTTTGGTGAAGTATGATTCTTTGATTGTAGCAACTTTCTGTGCGAAAGTTTCTTCATCGTCAAAATCGATGTCTTCAGCCAATTTCTTAAGTTTTTCAACTTGAGTTTCAACCAAACCATCAGATGCTTCAGCGATAATTGCTGCACGCTGATACTCTTCAAGTTGTGTTGCCATTTCAAGCTGCTTTGCGATAGCAGTATTGTGTGCTTCTTCAAGCTCCTCTACTTCTGCCGCCAATTCGTCAACCAAATCAACTTTTGATTCTGGCACTTCGATGTAAGATTCTGTGAACAGATCTTTTAGATTGTTCATGAACTTCTCAGCAATTTCAGTGCGTAGACCAGTTTGGACGGCTAACTTATTGTCTTCCATCCACTGCTCGACCACGTAGTTCAAATAGTTGTCGACCTTTTCAACGAGGTCTGACTTTGTAGATTCAATCTCCTCTGCCAGTTCTTCGTTGTATTTTTCTTCGAGACGATCAATCTCTTCAGTCAGCTTTGACTTAATTGCTGCTTCAAAGATTGTTTCTGCTTTTTGCTTAAACTCATCAGAAAGTGTAGCTTCTGATTCCACAAGAGCGTTAAGATCCTGTGAGAAGTCGACTTGATAATCGATTTCAGCGATTGTTTCGTCTTCATCAACATCTACGTCTTCTTTTTTCATCATGTTGTGATAAGATGCCGTCAATTTTTCTTTCTTCATCTTTGACATCTCTTTATACATAGCGTTGATCATTCCAGCCTTAGTCTTTGGCATTGGATCTTGCGTTGTGTTATCACTAGCTGTGCCACCCGCAGCTTTACGCTTTGGAGCGGTACTCTTGACAGCATCACCAGCTTTATCTACACTTGCGACTGACTGAGCTTCAGCATTTTTTGGATCATGAGTTCCTTCTTCCACGACTTCGTCCGTTACTTCGTCATGGAGTTCAACTTCCTGATCTTCGATTTGATTTTCATCAGTCATAATTGACTCCTTGTTTATTTAGTTTTAAGTAACGAGAGGAAGTTTTTAAACTCACGAACCTGTGTCTCATAAAGATCGACACGTGGAGCTTTCTTAATTTCAGTCTCCATTTGTTCAATATGTCTAGCTTCGATAATACCGTTGTTCCAAACCCATTCGACACCCTCCATAACCCCATTAACAAATGCATTAGGAGCGGATGGATCTTGAACGATGTCTACAGCATTTAACATAAAGTCAGGCTGTACGATCATAGCGTTATTTTCGCGTGCTAAACTTCCCATACCACGAGTCGAGACGCCTAACTGAACACCGCCATCGAGAAGACCTTGTACGATCTTACCCATTGGAGTTTCCAAAATAGTCGCCTTACCCACAACATCGTCACCCTTAAAATCTAGGCGTTCGATCTTGTGAGAAACCTTGTCTAAATTAACGGTCGGTCCTTCAGGGTGATTCAACTCACCAACAGCTCGACCTTTAGATACTTGCTCTGTATTATATTTGTTAAGAGCTTTCTCCATAATCGGCTTTGGATATATTCGACCGTTACGATTCTTTTTATTTGCTTGCATGAAGACACCCTCAATGGCATACTTCTTGTTACCTTTCTCATCAGCCTCTGTTAAGACTTCGAGATTTTGTTCGGTGTATTCTGCAATAAGTTTCATATTAACCTCTAGGATAACTAGCTTTTGTAAATTTAATTGACGCGTTCGCGGCAAACATCTTGTCAAATTTTCCTTTATGGATAAACATGTGGCCAGTATTTGGCACTGTAAATGAACCTATATCAGTACCATCAGCTTGTTCTAAAGTAACAAGATAGGCACTGCTTGAAGTGTTTACAACATATACAACCTGAGCATTACCAACAGTTGTCGCTGCACCACTAGTTGTAGGTGCACTTTCCTGAGTTCCAAGAGGTGTAAAAAATATAGACATAGCTATCCTCTGTTTTAATTAGTTACATTTATTTATATTTTTATTACTTTTTACTTAGATCAAGATTCTTCAGAACCTTCATCCTCTTCATTATCGTCTTCCCATTCGAGTCCTTCATCATCGTCTTCACCATCTTCGTCGTCCATTCCGAGCTCATCATCAAGATCGGGCTCCGATAAGGTCTCATCTTCCATTTCGGTGTCATCGATATCCTCGTCATCGAGTTCAAGTTCTAACTGATCATCATCAATCTCTTCCTCATCTTCTGGATCTACACCATTGTAAACTTGATCCGCAAGTTTTATCTGTTCTTGATCTAGTACATCAGACAGTTTTACTGTCATGACATCAGCAAATGTATGATTTGCCTTGTTAAAATCTTGGTCAAGTGCCTGTTGAATCAGGTCCTTCACTGCTTCACTCATCAGAGTCTCCTTCATTGTCATCAGGGTCTTCGCCCTTGATTTCTTTTGCCATTCTTTCGATATCATCGTCTGTCAGATGTAGGACATTTTTCATGACCCACTCTTTCGAGAAGTATTCACCAACATAATTCTGAACTCTGTCTAAACTTTCAAGTCTGTTTGTTAACATTTCCGCATCACGAAGTTCAGTAAAGTGATTATCTTTTTGATAATCAATTGTAAGATCGCTTTTCCATTCATTCCAATCGTCTTCAGTGATAATACCTTTCATCACTAGCTGAGTTTTAAGAATGCCATAGAAAAGGTGAGAAAATCTTGCGCGAAGTCTTTCAATAAACTTCTGAAACTTAAGTTCATCTCGATTAATCTCTGTAGATCTACCAAGAATACCTTGTACCGTTTCAGTGTCTAAACGAGAAATAGGTACATTCAATGAACGATACATTTTCTTTTGAAAGTAAATAATATCTTCAATTTGTCCTAGATTCTCTCCACCTGAAAGAGAACTGATTTCAGTGCCTCTTCCACCTTCACGTCTTGGTAACCAAAAATCTTCAAGCATAGACTGATGTTTACGATCGTCTCGTATTTCTCCAGTCTTTGCATCGTATACAAGTTTGTTGCGATACTTTGCCATGATGTCTTTCATATACTGTTCAGCCTTACCGCGTGGTAAGTTGCCAACATCAATATAAAAGACTCTTCTTTCGGGCGCTCTTGCAAGACGATAGATGACAAGCGCATCTTCCATCATGCGAAGTTGGTTAATTGGTTTTAGTGCTTTATGAAGATGTGATACAATTTTCTTACGATCTTCTGTCAATAAACCTGAAGTTACGTAAGATACTGAATCAACCGTCATTTTTACGCCAGACGTAGACTGACCTGGTTTTTCTTGATAGATAAAAAATTCGTCAGTCTTTTCTACAATCTTTGCGCCTGTCGCAGGATCTTTTTTATATTTGACCTTTTTGACTTTACGCATTTTTGCAGAATCTATAGGTCTGATTTCTTGTATACCAAGTTTTGGATTAGATTCATTTACTACAAGATGATGATAAAGACGACCGTCAACATACCATCTTCTGAAAATATCGTGTCCTAGCTCCTTGAAATTCAACATACTATAGATGTTATCGAATTCTTCTCTTATTAGTTTTTTAATTCTGTCTGGTACTTCAACCGCATCGAGATTTAACTCAAGAGTTTGTTTTAATTCGCTACCAGTAATTGTTTCGTTGACAATGTCCTCAATAGCGTTGTCAACCTCTGGATGCATCGCGTTTCCGCGATATTTCATAATCAATTGATAGTTATCTTTTGAATCATCGCCGTCAAGATTTAGGTACTGGCCATAATGTGTACCTGAAGCGGTGGCATAACTACCACCTTCATCATCACGCGGCGGAACGATGGAAGGTTGTTTCTTATCTTCCTTGTTTTTACTCGCTCTTTTAATTTCAAATCCAAAGAGTTTTACGCCCTCTGAACCTGGATTAGCCTGTTCTGCCATATTCACGTCCTAATTAGTAATGGAAGGGCGAGCCTTTCCCGCCCTTCCTACTATTTATTCTAGCTGGTTGTGCCTGATTCCCAGTACTGATACGCCCATGTGCATGTGAATCTTTCAATGTTATCGTTATCTCCAAATGAGACCGCGATTTCTGAAAGATCCTGTGGATATGCACCACGGAATGTATAGGTCTTTAGAATTGCACCGTCACGATCAAGCTGTTCAACTTTAAGATCTGCTTCGTACGCAATAGGTGAATTTAATCCGGTATTTTGCGAATGCGCGTTTATACCATTCATCCAACGTTCTATTGAATTACGAATTGCAAAGTCTGTATCGTTGATGATCGTAGTTGTCCATTCAGCGAATGTGCGATCGCCGGCCATTTTGACCTGACGACCTCTGAATGGCATTATAATCTGACCCATTGTGGAACCAGGTAATGCAGCAGCTTCAACCAAGAACGATGTAAGTTCAGGATCGCCATTGGCGAAACCTGGATAGTTGATCGTTACTTGGAAGAGATTGGGGCGTGCGCCACCACCTCTTAGCTTTGACTTAAAATCATCTACTCCTAAGATAGCCATTTCTTACCTCCTTACACCGTGCCTACGACTTCTTCGAAGTCAACACCGGTACGAACAGCTACAAAGTTTAGAGTAACGAAGTTGATCGAGCGAGCTGGCTTAATAAAGATATTAGCGATAAACTCGTTGCGATCTATTACAGCACCAGTATTGTTTGTTTCGTCACAAACAACCCGGAAGTCTGTAATACCACGACGTCCTTTGACTTCACGAAGTACTGGTTCTACGATATTGACAAATTCTGCTCGAGTAAATTCATCGTTAAACTCGAACATAACCTGTTCTGCAGCTCTACCAATTGCTCTTTCAAGCAGGAGGAACAAACGACGTACGTTGATACGATCGAATGCTGATGGACGACCAAGCTTCGTTTTATCACCGAAGAGAAGTACGCCTTGACCCGCAATGTTAGCTACTGGGTTAACACTGGCTTTGTACAACGTATCACGCTGAGATTTCGTTGGAGAATACTCAATAGCAGTGATACCTAAGTACTGACCACGACGAGAACCAGCTGGCGAGAACCATGCGGCTCTGTTCAGGTCTGTTGCGGCCATAATACCAGCTGTTGATGATGCAGCAGGAATTTTAATGTACTGATCATTAAACTTATCATAGACTTTTAAGAACTGATTGTCCATAACAAGGTATGATGAGTTTGTAAATGTTGCTGCGGTCGCGACAACGTTTGATGTCATTGTTGCAGCGTTTGTTAGATTAACAACATCTGTACGGGCAGGAGATGCAGCAACTACACAATCTTTACGAAGTGATTGAGCTGTTGTGATTAAGTCATTTACAACTGTTGTTTGATCTGCTCGAGCGTTCATTGAAGGTGCGATCATAAAGTCGATTTCAACTTGATCTTTATCTTCAAAGAGATCGAATCCTGCTAAAAATTCAGATGTTCCAAGTGCGTTTGAGTTAACACCTTTTGAGAAGTTGTGATCTGTAGCTGTAGCTAACTTTGCTGGATTATGACCTGATGCAAAGTTATCGCCACTATCAACTACACCGTTACCACGAGCAGTTGAATAGTCAGAATCAAAATCTACAAACCATACATATTCAGAACGTTCATTAATAACATTCTTAACGAAGTTTGTAGTACCATCAGCATTCTTTGCGTCAGTAGCTACAGATACGAAAGGATAGCGTTCAAGAACAGTGTTTTTAGTTCCTGTAAACTTTCCATTTTTATCTACAACGACTACGTGAACTTCATCGTTTGACGCGTTCCGGTCTGATGCGTAATCTGAAGTACCTGGTGCGGCATCAAATTCGCTTTTATAAGACCATGCGTTAAATGCTGTTGAAGAAGGACCACACATTGAAACCTGAAGCGAATTACCAAGTTCGCCAGGATATTTACCAAGAAAGGTGTGTGAATCTGAATCAAGACCACCAAGTTGATTATCAAAATCAGCTTGATTCTTTACCACTCTAACTGGTAGAGAGTTTGCGGAATCAGCTGCTAATTGACCTATACCTGAGTGGGCATTTTTTGCGTGAGAAGTAACCTCACGAACTGTTTGAAGTGAGCCTGAATATTTCAGGAAGTAATTGGCTGAATGCCAATCGATCGTGTTGTCAGAATCTGGAGAAGCAAAAGTGTCGACAAGAGTTGCCTCATTGTCTATCAATACTCTTTGCTCAACTGGACCCCAACGAAAGTTTCCGACAATTGCGCCTGTAGTTGACTGCACGTTTGGAACGCCACCAGTCAGATCTATTTCTTTGACGACAACAGCCGGCGATTGAGACGGTGTTGAAAGTGCCATTTATCTTTCCTCTGTAAAAATTATATGTTCCATAATACGAATAGTCAACTTATCATTATTTATAATTTTGTTACTTTATAGTATCGGGTCTTCAGGATCATAGATAAACCTTTGAGTTTCTTCTCGTATTTTCCATGGATCCTCTACATTTTCAATCTGTTCTGAATATTGACGACCATCATCAATTATTCCAAAAGGTACCACGTTGTCTTCAATCTCTTGCATTCTCTGTTTAAATATCATTTCTTTAAGATTAATATCCGTCATGTCAGCAAAATACTGTGTTGAAACAAAATAGCCAAACATTACAAGATTCATCATCAAATCGTCATGATTACCGTCAGTCGCTTCGTAAGACTGACCTCTTGCTTCAAATGTCGAGATCTCAAGTATTGTTTGTTCATCAACAATATTGAGTTTGTTATTTTCGAGAATATCTTTGATGGCAGAACAGCCAAGACGTTTTGTTTTTCTGTTAATCTCGATACCAAGCGCGTTTGCTTTAATAGCGGATTCAACATGCATGTTTTCATATTCAAGATCGTGATATAACCCGTTACAAACAACGGAACCTTGATCGTTTGCTTCAACAACTACATAAGCTTCATTGTAGACTTTTGCGTACTTATATATAACATTAGGGAAGAGAATTGGAGAGATAGTGTTGTTGCGATATACAGCCACCTGCTCAAAAGGTCTTGTGCTAATATCGAGTATGTTAAAAGTAGAGTAATCCTGCCCTCTTCCCTTGCTTACATCCACAGTCATGATATACTCATGATCTTTCTGTGTCTCTTTGTAAATTTTCAGTAAACCGTTTTCAAGTAATCTTTTATACGGTTTTGCTCTAAGACTTAAAAGAGTTTCAGCGTTTATAAGCGTGTCACCAGTTCCAAAGAATGTATTACCAAATTCCTGATCGAACTGTAGTTGACTTGTATTTGCTATTGTCTCAGTTTTCCATTTATCGTCTCGACCAGGTACGTCCCACCAATCGACACGAAAAGGTTTAAACTGATTTATTCCTTGGACAGCTCCTTCCCAAACCTTGTGGAACTGGTTACCAATTCCGTTAGCGGTCGATGTAACAATGATTTTAGTGTCTGTACCTGCTGAAACAACCGGATACGTTGAGGTATAAAATTCTGCAGCACGCTCAACAAAAGCAAACTCATCAAGATAAAGTAGATTGACAGACATACCACGAATAGAACTACCGGAAGTAGCAGCAGCGACAATCCTGGAATTATTACTGAACTCCAAAGAACCCTTATTGAGTGCTTTGGATCCAGGCTGAAGAAAGAACGGAATGTTTTCCAGCATGAGCGTAATTCTCGCGAGCATTTCACGCGCAGTCGCGCCCTTGTTCGCCAAGATGGCCACAGTTTTTTCAGAATTGAAAAGGACGAACCAAAGGAGGTAAGCACAGGCCGAGATTGATTTGCCAGATTGACGACATGCGAGAACGACATTGAATCTATGCTCCTCAAAATGGTTAAACATTTGTTCTTGATATGGATATAAATCAAAATTCACAAGCCCTTTATCGAGCGCAATCACTTTCACGTAATGACGAGCAAAGTATATGGGATCTGTCATACACTTTTTATATTCCTTTAAAAGATCAGGTGTCCACGCCTGTTGTACACCGTCTCTCTTAACATTAGGATTTCCCAGATACGACTGAGTTTGGCTCGACATCGATTACTTCTTCACTTTCACGTAACATTCTTTGTATGTCTGTAGTTGAACCCATAAA